CGCTACGGGCGGCAGTGGTTGACACTGTCTCAGTGGTCGTCGCCCGTCGATTCCATCGTCCTCGGACGTGAATTTACCTGGGGTTTGAGCTATGCCGCAAACGCAAATACGGACGACCCCGTGTTTTATATTGATGGGGTGCCGGTAGCCGTTACTGTCAACGCACGATCCTCGAGCAGTTCAATTGTCAACAACACCAACTACTACACGCTCGGCAACCGCGACAGCGACAAGGCGCGCGGAACCATCGGCTATACAACGCTGTGGCTGGTCTTTGACCGGATTCTTTCCGCCACCGAGCATCTATCATTGCATGCCAACCCATGGCAGATATTCAAGCCGCGCCTGCTGCCCGTGGGCGGTGTCACGGTCACGGCGCAATACGCCCGTCCGACTTCCGATGTATCCGCCGGCACCTGGACGGCCTCGACCGGCTCCGACCTGTACGCGATGCTGGACGAGACAACCGCGAACGATGCCGACTACATCAGCACCGTCAATGCATCGACCTGCGAAGTCACGCTCGGCACCCTGACTGATCCAGCATCCAGCACCGGGCATGTCGTGCGCTACCGCATCGCGGCGGATTCGGGCGGGATCATCGTGCGTCTGCGCCAGGGCACAACGACCATTGCCAGTTGGACGCATAACCCCGCGCCAAGCTCCCTGACCACCTACGCGCAAACCCTGACCGGCGGCGAAGCCGATTCGATCACCAACTACGCCGCGCTCAAACTCCAATTCGAGGCCACGCCATGATCCTGCTGACATCAACCAGCGACTATATCGAAATGTACTGCTCGGCGGCATCGACCATCGAAGCACATTGTTCCTACGTTGATCTGGACGGATCGACGGTGACGACGGGCCGACGTAATATCATCGCTTCGGCAGCGACGGTCTATCACTTGTGTATTTCGCCTGACGGGACGGCTGTTCGCAACGTCAAGCACATCAATATCACCAACAACCACGCCAGCGTCTCCTGCGGCGTGCGCGTGACGCACACGGACGGCACCACGGAAGTCGAGTTGATGGAGTTCATGCTGCTTCCCGGCGAGAACATGATTCTGAACGAAGAAGGCCGCTGGACGCACCGCGACGCGCAAGGCGCGGAATATCCACCCGCTGGCCTGGGAAGCTATAACGGGCGCTCGGTCGGCTTTATGAAGACGGGCACCGCCTCAGATGCAACTGGCTACTGGTACTGCACCAGCAAGGACGCCGGCTTTCCCGGTGCCTGGGCGCCCGGTTCGCCCGGTATCAATGGCCGGGTGACGGACGGAACGGCATCGGCGGACTACGGCTGCTTCCCGATTTCCAACCCAAGCGTCGGGGCGAATTACCTGACCGAAGTCAACATGGCGGCATCGGTCAATCATACGCATGTCCTGTTTGATTGCCTGTGGGTCAATTCCGGCATCGCCATCACGACGACCGGCGCGCAAGCGATCACCACACCCACCCTGCCGGCGCGCGACATCAACGGCACGACCAACGGCGAAGGCTGCATGATCGCCATCCTGTGCACCACAGCAGTCGGCCTGGCGGCAGTGGCGTCGAACGCCACGGTCACTTACACCAACAGCGACGGCACCGGCAGCCGCACGGCCACTCTGAGCGCCATCGTCGGCTCGCAAGCCCCCGCTACGCCTGTCATCGGGACGCTGATCTGGTTCAACCTACAGGCTGGCGATAGGGGCGTGCGCTCGATTCAGTCGATCACGCTGGGTACGTCTTGGGTGTCCGGTTCGATCAGCCTGATGATTACCCGCGATATCGCCACCATCGGCACGACGATTCCGAACGTCAACGCCCAAAAGATCATCGGAAATCCCGGCATCCGCCTCTATAACGGCACCTGCCTGCTGCACTGCAATCTGGCGAGCGCGACGACGGCGACCTTCTTCGCTGGCGAACTGGTGGTCATGGAGAAGTAAGTGGCCCGTAAAGGCGCGTTCGACGAAACCCTGATTCCGTCTGGCTGGTTCGATGAATCAGCCAAGTCGGACGGGTGGTTTGATGGAGACTTATTAGGTCCGTCAGCGCCGCTGAATGCCCGCGTGACGTGGGCGGAGTTTGAGGTTCCGGCGGCCTCTGTTGGCGCAATCACTGCCGATCTATCCGTTACCGAGTCGAACGATACCGCATTAGCAGCGGCAACCGTAGAACTAGCAGCAACGCTTGCGGTCACTGAATCCAATGATACGCTATCGAGCACGGTAGCGGTTCCCATCGCTGCTACGGCAAGTCTGACGGAATCAGCCGACACGATCAGCAGTACGGCCAGTGTCATTGTTACCGCGACGGTAGCGAATACGGATTCACCGGATACCATAGCGGCATCGGGTTCGGTCATTGTTGGCGCAACGCTGGCAAAGACCGAGGCGGCGGATACTGTCTCAAGTTCGGCAACCGTAGCCATCGAGGCGACATTGGCCGTCACAGAAACCGCTGATACCGTTTCGGCTGCTGCGTCCGTTCCTTTGTCGGCAACATTCGCGGCCAATGAGTCTGGTGATTCGCTTGGATCGGCTGCGAATGTAGCGATTTCGGCAAGTCTTAGTGTCGCAGAGTCGGCTGATACGCTGGCGGCAGCCGGAACCATCATTGATGGCGTCAATGCTAGCCTGAGCGTTACCGAAAGCGCGGATACACTATCCGCTTCGGCATCTGTTCCGCTGTCGGCCAGCCTGAGTTACACAGAGGCGGCAGATAGCGTTTCTGGCGCAGCGGCAGTCACGATCAACGCCACGGCGACATTGACGGAAGCCGGCGATTCTGTCTCTGGTGTATCGGTTGTTTCAATCACTGCCACGGCTTCGATTGCTGAATCCGCTGATTCTCTATCAGCCAGCGGAACCGTTGTTGCTGGCATCAATGCAACACTGTCTGTCACGGAGGCGGCGGATACGCTGGCGGCTGTCGCCAATGCAGCAATTACTGCAACGCTCTCCGCAACTGAATCAGGCGACGAATTAGCGGCGCAAGCATCTGTTGCACTATCGGCGGCACTTGCTGCGGTAGAAGCTGGCGATACTGTGGTTTCGTCGGTTGGAATCTCCGTCACTTGCTCGGCTTCGCTGTCTGAAGATGGCGACACGCTCACGGCAACCGCTTCGATCATCAGTAATTCGAATACGATCACGGCGGCGTCAATGGTTAAGCTGGCCGAGATATGGGCGCGCATGGAGCTTGATGCGGCCAATCCGCTATTGACCAGTGCGACACAATTGACTGTTGGAACGATAGCCCAGGATATATCGACTGGCGGCGCAGTGCGTACCGGATCGGCTCTTGTGCCAACGATTGACCCTGACACGATGATTTCCGAAGTATGGCAACGTCTCGGCCTTGATCCTGACAACGCATTGACGCAGACGAATGCGAGCATCGATGTGGGGAATATCCATCTGACGGTATCAGGAACCGACACATTGACGGTGCAGCGTGTCTAATCCGCGATCGGTTGTTTCGTTCGGGATCGGCTTCGGTGCGCTTGCGGTCGCGTCGATTGGACTGTTGCCGATTGCGGTAGAGCAGGATTCATCTGGCGGCGCATTAAAGGTACATCAAGAGCGCGTCGCCAAGGTTCAGCAGTATCAGCGGTTACTTGCAGCGCAGAAGAAGGCGATAGAGGAAAAGCCGGTAGAAATTCCGGCGCTACTCAAACCGACTGAACAGATTGTCATTAACGAAACCGCGCTTCGTTATACACAAGATGCTTTGTCTCTCACTGGTGAGACACAAGCTGACGCGTTAATAAAACGCGAAAAACTAGACATATCTCCGGAACTTGTTCAAAAACTGGCGGAAATTAGACAAGTCGCCATTGAGCAAGTCGAGATTCCGGATATTTCACCGGAACACCTTGCGCTCATCCGAAACAATGACGACGCGCTGGCGATGATTTTGATCTATTGGGGATTTGAGGACGAGGCTTAAACCTTTGCCGCTTTGATCTTGGCGCGAATCCACTTTGCGCCGCCGAGAATCGCCAGCTTGTCGCGCTCTGATCTGGTCATGCGGAAACAGGCAGTGATTGTTTCATCTGCCTGACTCAATGGCTTGCGGCCTTGGTTGCGGCCAGATCCGCCGCGTTTCTCTGTCATCTTCGGCTCAGTCATTCGCAAAGATCATCGGGGCCATGCTGTAACTTCCCCAAGGCTTGATGTATTCGATACCTTCATACATGGCAATGCGGAATGTTTTTTGATCGCCGCGCACCTTGGCAGTGACCGTCTTTGCGGTGCGCTTCTCAATGGTCACAGAGATGATTGTTTCATGGTCGCAAATGCTGCGCGTTGAGTAGGTTTTGCCAGATTGAAATTGCATTTGATTGGCCTCGTTACTTGGATTGATTGGCGCGGATTTGTTCGTAAATCTCGCCAGCCAGCTTGTCATATGTGCCTTCGCCCATAACCTTGTCGAATGCCTGGCGCATGCTTCCGGTTTCTGCAAGTTCGATCAGGATCATTTCGCTGATTTTTTGTGCTTTGGTCATTGTGTTTCCCTCGTTTGTTGCGTTATCTGATGTGTTCATTGTAATGCTTTTTCAATCTGCGTCAAGTATTTTTTAGGTCACTATGCAAACAGTCAATGAGCAACTAGCAGATGAGGCTATATCGCACTCAATCGACTTGACCAGGTACAGTAACAGCGTCATTCGCCGGATCATCGCGCTGCTAAATAAGACAGATCGTGACCTAGTCAATCAGATCACCGCAGCACTTGAACGTTTGCCCGCAGAATCATTCACCGTTGAACGCCTGGACGCGCTATTGCAGAGCGTCAGGCAGACGAACGCCGTGGCCTATCAGCAGGTATCGCAGCTAATCGAGACTGAGCTAAAAGACCTCGTGCAGTATGAGGCGGCGTATCAATACCAGTTGTTCCAAAGCACCTTGCCGGTGCAAGTATCGGTCGCTGCGGTCAATGTCGGTCAGGTGTATGCGGCGGCGCTCGCTAGACCGTTCAGCATCTCAAAGGACGGAGCTGTACCGTTGAACGAGTACCTGAAAGGCATTGAGGCTAATCGCGCAGCAAAGATTAGAAACGCTATAAGGATGGGTATCGTTGAAGGCGAACCGATAGACAAGATAGTTAGGCGGATCATGGGAACGAAATCCTTAAACTACGCCGATGGACTGATGGAAGAATCAAGGCGCCATGTAGAAGGCATGGTTAGAACTTCGGTTAGCCATACCGCAGACGTAACTAGGCAAAAATTCTATGCAGAGAATAACGACCTACTCAAAGGTTGGCAATTCGTCGCCACACTCGACTCTAGGACGAGCATAACGTGTGCATCGCTATCGGGAAAAATATTCCCAATAGGTTCAGGTCCGCGGCCGCCAAGACACATTAATTGCCGCAGTACCTCAGTGCCAATCGTCAAATCATGGAAAGAGCTAGGAATTGATCTTCCTGAATCAAAAGCCAGCACACGCGCAAGCATGGACGGCCAAATTGCCGAGGATATTACTTTTACCAAATGGCTACGCAGCAAGCCGGCATCAGTTCAAGATGACATCCTCGGGGCCACTCGCGGGAAGCTGTTCAGGGCAAACAAGATCGAGATTGATAAATTCACAGACAGCAAAGGTCGCGTGATTAGCCTAGACCAGTTGCGTAAAAAGAATGCGGAAATGTTCGCAAAGGCAGGAATGTAAGCGGTAAAATTAACGAGCCGCAAAGGTATGGGGATACCAGTGCGGCTCTAACCAATCTGACTGTAAGGAGTCAAAAATGGCTGCTCGGAAGTTTATCCCATGTTCAACATGTGGAGCTGTTTTTAAGCAAACAATTGATTCTCGCAAATTCTGCTGTAGGGCGTGCTATGAGAAATCAAGGGAAATTCAACCAAAGACCTGCGCACACTGCGGCGTATCTTTTGTAAAAAAAGCCAATCAGAAGTTTGCAACGTTTTGTTCAGATGCTTGCATGACAGCAAGTAGGCGCGTTAAGCCGCATACGTGTGTAACTTGTGGCGCTGTGTTTTCTCCGGTCAAATTCAAAAAAAGCGAAAACAGATTTGTTGGTGCAACCGGTCGCCACAATTGCTCTAAGGCATGCATTGATGCGTGGAAGGCAAAGACGAAAAGCGCATACATGCGGGCAAACCGTGACAAATTTTCAGGCCCGAATTCATGGAATTGGATTGGCTCATGCTTAACAAAGAGCAACGAATACAGGGGAAACAACTGGAGTGAAGTTGCAGAAAAAGCCAGGAAAAGAGATGGCTACAAATGCGCTCACTGTGGAACGAGCCATGCCGAACAGGTTGCAAAGTTTAACAGGGCGCTTTCTGTCCATCACGTCATTCCGTTCCATGAATTTACTGATTACAAGAAAGCCAATCGCCTATCCAATCTGATTACTTTGTGCCAACCATGTCATGCGAAAGCAGATAGAGCGGTCAAACAACGGCAGATGTTATTTAATTTCTCTGATGCTCCTCGTATTAAGTGCAAAGAGGGGGTTCATAGGGGAGAACGTAACGCTCGGGCTTTGCTTAAAGAATCACAAGTATGCGCAATAAAAAAGATGTTGAAAGACGGCGCCCGGCACCAAGAATTAGCTGAAATGTATGGTGTAAAACGCGGTGTAATAGCAAAAATTAGCATCGGTAAAACATGGAAACACGTCCTATAATCCTTGAATGGCTGACATCAAGCTAATCTACTCAAACGCCAAACCCGATAAGCCGCGCAAGATTCGCCAGCTTCCGAAAGTCTCGCCATACTGCCCACTATGCAAATCGAACGCATGGATCACGATCAACCTGGGGCCGGCCAATATGGAAGGCATGAAGGCGACGCGGGTTAGGTGCTGTGTTGTCTGTTTATCGAAAGGGAAGGTGACGACGTGGTAGCTATAAATTTCGCTTATTGACATATCAAAATGATTAGCGGATAATTTTCTCGGGGATACATTCGCCCAAATAATTTGCAGCGGTATAGTGGAAAAGTGCCATTCTAGGCTCATAACCTAGAGAACCGGAGCGTTACCGGAATCCGCTTCCAGAATTCAAAGCTCGCTCAGGCGGGCTTTTTTCATTTCTGCACAAGTTTCACAAAGCTCGCCATCTTCGGATCGCGGGCTTTTTTTATTGCCTGACTTCCGGATGGATAGGGCGCTAGGTCTGGATAGACCGTTAAGGCCGGATGGCCGGGAGTATTACCCAATGAAGCTGAAACTCGACTCAAACGGGAACGTGGTTGTCTCTGATGGCAAGCCGGTATTCATCGCCGACGATGGAAAGGAAATCGCCTTCGACGTCGCAGGTACGCAGGCAACGATTAGCCGGTTGAACGGCGAAGCGAAGAGCCATCGTGAAAGGGCAGAGGCTGCTGAAAAGTCGCTGAAAGCCTTTGAAGGCATCGCCGATCCGGTCGCCGCAATCAAGGCACTTGATACCGTTTCGAATCTCGACGCGAAGAAGTTGATTGATGCTGGCGAAGTTGAGAAGGTCAAGGGAGAAATCACCAAGGCTTTCGAGGCCAAGCTGACGGAAGCAACGACCAAAGCGCAGACGCTTGAACAGGCGCTATATGGCGAAAAGGTTGGCGGGTCTTTTGCCCGTTCCAAGCTGATTGCCGAAAAGCTCGCCATTCCTGCCGACATGGTGCAGGCGCGTTTCGGTCAGAACTTCAAGATCGAAGAAGGCCGCATGGTTGCCTACGATGCGCACGGTAACAAGGTGTATTCCCGTGCAAACCCTGGCGAACTGGCTGACTTCGATGAGGCTTTGGATTCTCTCATTGAGCAATACCCCTACAAGGATCACATCCTTAAATCATCTGGCGCTTCCGGTTCCGGTGCGCAGGGTGGAGCCGCAGCAGCAGGCGGAAAACAGAGCATGAAGCGAACCCAATTTGAAGGCATGGCGCCGAACGAGCAAGCCTCGTTTGCCAAGCAAATCAGAGAGGGTAAAGCAGTCCTCACGGACTAAACAAACCTATCCTAAGCAATCAATGCCCGCCATGTGCGGGCTTTTTCATTTGAAGGAGCCATCATGGCAGCCCTAACTCTCACTTCCCTAGTGCCGTCGATTTACGAAGCGATGGATAACGTATCCCGCGAACAGGCCGGTTTTATTCGCGCAGTTGGCCGAGATTCAAACGCATCCCGTGCCGCAAAAGGTCAGGTTGTAACTTCTCCGGTTGTTGGTGCAATGGCAGCTGAAGAGCTGAACGTCGGCGCCTATCCTGCCGACACTCCGGCGCAAACGATCAACAACGTGCAGATGACGATCACCAAAACCCGTTCTGTTCCGTTCGGCATTACTGGTGAAGAAACTCTCGGCCTTAACAGCGCCGGCACGCTTGGCACGATCAACCGTGACCGTATTGCACAGGCGCTGCGCACGCTGACTAACGAAGTCGAGGCCGATATTGCCGCTCTGCATGTCGGCGCATCGCGTGCTACCGGAACCTATAACGGAACCCCGTTTGGCACCGCTAACGACCTGTCTGACCTTGCCGCATGCACGCGCATCCTGAACGAAAACGGCGCACCGCTGGCAGATCGTCATATCGTGATCGGGTCTTCCAGCTTCGAGCGGCTGCAAGGCAAGCAATCCTCGCTGTTCAAGGTGAATGAGGCCGGCACTGACGAGCTTCTGCGCGAAGGTCGCATCGGTCGCTTGCAGGGTTACGACGTGCATTACTCCGGCGCTGTAAAAACTGCTGTGACCGTCGGCACCGTATCTGCGACTGTAGATGCCACTGGCTACGCTGTCGGTTCTACATCTTTCACCCTGTCCTCTGCTGCCGTTGCGCTGCTGGCTGGCGACATCATCACCTTTGCCGGTGACTCCAATCAGTACGTGGTTAAAACCGCTGTTTCTGGTACGGGGGGCACGCTGGTGATTCAAGAGCCTGGCATCAAGGTTGCCATGTCTGCCGCAACCAAGGCGATTACTGTGGTTGCTGCAACCTCGCGCAACATGTTCATGTATCGCGGCGCTATCCAGTTGGCAACCCGCGCGCCGGCCATGCCGGAAGGCGGCGACTCTGCCGGCGACGTGATGGTTGTTGTTGATCCTGTATCCGGCATTGCCTACGAGTTCTGTATCTACAAACAGAAGCGCCAAGTTCGTTACGAGGTGAATTTGGCATGGGGCGCTGCTGTCGTTCAGCCGCGTCACCTTGGCCTGCTGATCGGCGCCTAACAAGGATAGGGCAGGGCTTCGGCTCTGCCCGTTCTTTTGGAGATTGAAATGGGGTCACTTCCTGTCGTCCGTATCGTCTGGCCTGCCAATGCAGAGTACGGCGGATTCGTTGAAATAAACGAGTCGGACTTCGATCCGAAGATTCATAAGCTGTTTGTTGAGTCCGAAGTGGAACAACAGGCAGAAGCACCTAAACGGCGTGGTCGCAAGCCGAAGGAAAAGGCTGAGTAATGGCATTGACAGTCGAAACCGGCAGCGCATCTGCATCTTCCGAGAGCTACGCCAGCGTTGCCGATGCCACCGCATACGCGACTGCACGCGGTTTGACCGCATGGACTGGCGCGGATGCCGTGAAAGAGTCGGCTCTACGCAATGCGACTCAATATCTCGACGCTACCTACCGTTTCAAAGGTTATCGTGTCGCAGAGGCACAGTCGCTCATGTGGCCTCGCTCTGGTGTCATGTTTGACGGCTATACGCTGGCTTACGATGCCATCCCGACGATGCTGAAAACCGCGTGTATCGAGCTTGCCATCAAGGCTATTTCCGGTTCGCTGATCGTTGATCCTGATTCGCAATATGTGACTGATGTTCAGGTCGGACAGATCAAGAAATCAATGTCGGCGCCGCAAAATGGCGGGCAGAAAACCTACTCGCTTATTGATTCGCTGCTACGCGACTTGATCGCAGGCGGATCTGGTTCGGTTCAGTTGGTGCGGGCCTAAGCGTGAGCTTTTACGGCGATCTTGCGATTACTGCTGACGAACTGTTGGCAGAGTTCGGCCAACCGATCACCATCCGCACGAACACGCCGGGAAACTATGATCCGGATACCGGAACGACAACGATAACCACGGCTGACGTGGTTGGCAATGGCTGTATCTTCGACTACGGAACACAGGCCATCGATGGCACGCTGATCGTGCAAGGTGACAAGCAGCTTTATCTGTCGCCGTTTGGAATGTCGGAGCCTGGCATCGATGATCTGGCAATCGTCGGCGGCGTCACATGGCGCATTACGCAGGTAAAGGCCATCGCGCCGGCTGGCGTTGCTGCGTTTTACGACTGCAATCTACGCAAATGAGTTTCGCGCTCGATCTCTCCAAGGCTTGCGAGAAGGCCAAAGGACATACAGAGATTATGGCGCGTAAGGTCATGCTAGATTTGTTCAGTCGCGTGATTATGAAATCTCCGGTGGATACCGGGCGCTTCCGTGCGAACTGGAATGTTGGCTATGGATCGCCTGACAAAACCACTACTAATGCGACTGATAATTCGCTTGGCAGAGTAACCAATGAAATCAGCACGGCAAAGATAGGTGGAAGTATCTATCTGAGTAACTCGCTGCCTTATAGCATCCGGTTGGAAAACGGATGGTCAGGCCAAGCGCCTGCCGGCATGGTTCGCCTGTCGCTCGTTGAAATAACTAACCAGTACGGTGCCTAATGAGTCAAAAGACAATCCGCGCCGCATTGGAAGGACGCCTGAAAACCTGGGCTGATGCGCAAGTTCCGGCGATTCCTGTGGCATGGCAGAACGTCAGTTACACGCCCGTAGCCAATACGAAATACATCCGTGCCTATCTGCTGCCTGCCGAGACATTCGACGGCGCAGTGACCGGCGATTACAAGCTGTATGCCGGGATATTCCAACTATCAATCTACTCGCCGGAAGGCACCGGAACCGGCGCAGCGGAAACGATTGCCGAGGCGATCATTGCTCAGTTTGCCCAAAACACCGCTATCTCGAAATCAGGCCTGACGATCTTCATTGACCGGACCCCGTCAATGGGGCCATCCATGAACGACGAAGGGTGGAACGTGCTACCAGTCAGCATTCGATACCGCGTGGATAAGACAACTTAGCGTAAGAATTCTTACGCAACAGTAAAAAACTTTCTCTGACCTGCTACGGCAGGTTTTCTTTTGCCCGTATGGGCGACCCGACCGCTGAAAGGCGGTTTTTTTTCGTCCAAACGAAAGGAAACATCATGGCCCAGGTTCCAACCGGCTCAACTTTTTACGTTGCTTCGACCATCGCGGCAGCAAAAACCACCACCATCGTCACGAATGCATCCGAGGCCGTCGTAACTTCGACTGCGCACGGTTACTCGAATGGCGACATCGTAATCATGTACTCCGGCTGGGGCCGCCTTAACAAGCGCGCATTTCGGATCAAGTCGATTACCACTGACACATTCGTTCTTGAAGGCGCTGATACTTCTTCTACTACCTATTTCCCGGCTGGTCAGGGCATCGGTACGGTGCAGAAGATTTCCGCATTCACGCAGATCACTACGATCATGAATCCTGCGACCAGCGGCGGCGAACCGAAGACGACGACTTACAAGTTCGTCGAGTCTGACGTCGAGTATTCGATCAATGACGGTTTCACTGCCACGAACTACACCGTCGAAATTGATGCTGATTCCATCGGCACCGCTGGCTATACCGCGCTCAAGACTCTGACGGACGTTCAAACCGATACGGTGCTGAAGATCATTACCCGTTCCGGTTCGTTCAATCTGATCCCTTGCACGGTCGCCCTGAATGAGTCTGTCTCCATGTCTGAAGGCCAGATCAACCGCTGTGTCGCCACGTTCAACGGCAACAACCGCGCAGTTAGATATGCCTCCTAAGGTTTAGATCAAGGCTAGGCCACAAGCCGAAAGCGCGTTCCTCGTTCGCGTTGCCTTTGATCTTCCTAACGAGGTGTCTAACGAGGACAACTACATGCTGAAACTCACCCCGAATCCGACCTTTGCCGCCACGGTGGAAATTCACATTCCGGGCAGCGGCAAGGTCAAGGTTCCTTTCGTCTTTGCCTATAAGGACAAGGACGAATACAAGGCATTCACTGACGACGCTGCACAAGGGAAGAAGGAAGAGCTCGCCGTTCTTCTGGAAATCGTCAAGGGCTGGGAAAACTGCGATGTTCCATATTCTCCGGAAGCACTCGGCACGCTGCTTAAAAAGTATCACGGTTCCGGCTCGGCCATCTTCGCCGCTTATGTCAATGAACTGACCGGCGCCCGCTTGGGAAACTGAGGAAGGTCGCCCGCTTCTTCTACCAGAAAAGACCATCGCAGCAAGAGCTAGATGCGATGGGCTTTACGCTAGATGACTACGGCGACGAATTCACG